GCTGGCTTCGATGTCCAGCACAGCCACACAGGTGGTTGCAGGCTTACCAAACTTGGTTTCGCCCATCTCAACCACTTCCAGCTTGAAATAGATAATCTCGCCCTTGGAAGCCAACTCGCGTTGCTTGGTGATGGTTGCGCTGCGGTTGCCATCCTTTTCGACCACCTCAATCTCGGTGTCAATGTGAGCGCGAATGCCCGACCAGCCACGCGCACCTTTCGCGGCATCCTTGCCGTTGTGGTGAATAATCATCATGGCGGCACCAGTGGCCCGGCATATTTCCTCAAACCGATCCATGACCGGCCCCATGTCCTCGCCGCTGTTTTCATTGGCACCAGATGACATACGGGCCAGCGTGTCACCGATCACCAGTTTAACGGCCTCGCCCTTGATAGCCTCAATCTCGCGGATAGCAGCGATAACGGCAGCCGCATCGGCATCGCCAGTGTAGAAATTAAGCGGCACTGGCACGACCGCAATGCGCTTGAGGCGCACGCCATGGAATTGAGAAATTGCCTTTAACCGCGCCTTGATGCTGCCGGGTGCTTCGCAGGCAAGATAGACGACAATGCCGGGATCAGTGCGCTTGCCGTAAGCCTCGCGGCCTTCTGCAATGGCAGCGGCCAAGCCAAGTGCGAAGAACGTCTTGCCGCTGTTGCTGTCCCCGTAAATCACGGTGGACTTGCCGCGCACCATTATGTCCTCAACCAGTTCGTCGGGTGGCTCATATTCGGCTGGCAATTCATCGCCAAATTGCACTTCCAGACGCCGCATGGCTTCCGTGCCACTGGTCGGCAACAGCAATGCCTTTAGGTCGCCGCCTGCGGCCCGGTAGTCGTTGGCATCTTGGCCCTCTTGGGGAGGCATGACAACGCGCCCGCCGTGCTTTGCGACAGCCTGCGTTGCATAGGCCATGCCCACGCCCGACTTATCGTTGTCGGCCACTACGATAATTTCTTGGCCGCTGCCGTAACGCTCACGCAGCGCAGCGGTTACGCTCGGCAAGTTGTGGGCGCTATATGCAATGGCGCATGGCCGGTTAGTCGATTCCAAGATCGTAGCGGCAGTGGCAAAGCCTTCGGCAATGAACAGCGGCCCCGGCTCGTCCATTGTGCCAACCATCCAGAAGCAGCCGCTTGTTTGACCACTCGGATGGAACCGCTTTTCACCTTCGGCTTGGATGTATTGCAAGCTGGATAAATTGCCATCAGACGTAAATATTGGTGCCATAAGGCGGCCATCGCCTGTGACACGCAAGCCATGGCCCGCAATGCCTTTACGCTCAAGGTACGGGTGCCACGGCTCTGCCAGCACGCCTTTTGACCAAATGTCCTCAACCGTATTTGCGGCAACCTCGCGTTGGCGTTGCAACTCAGCCTCGCGCACCTTTCTAGCTTCCGCCAAGCGCCGAGCGTTAATGGCTTCTTCCGCTGGCGTTAGGCTGCGGCCCACGTCTGCCCGCCACGTCACTTCAACGCCTAACCGCCAATCTCCAAAACGACCAGCCGGCACGCCATCCCCGAAGGCGCAATACCAAGACGGAACCTCATGGCCCGGACTGCCTTTGGTTTTGCCATTAAAGCGATGCAGCTTCCCATCCAACTGAATATGCGACGGAGGCGTAATGCCTTTCTGCTCCATTGCCCTAGCCAGTTGCACCTCTGGCGGGTCTGGTTCGATCGGCTTTGGAGGCGACCAAGCGCCGCCGAGGATATTTGTTAAATCGGCCACTGTGTTACGCCTCCAGATAGTCACTCAAGACTTTTTGCACGATTGGCAAAGGCGCACGCTTTCCGTCTCGCACTGCCATGACCGTAGTGATATGCAAACCAGTTGCTTTTGCCACGCGACTGGGCCGCCGATCCTCTAGCCTTTGTCGAATTATATCTAGATCAAGCATGTTTGCTCCTATGTGCGAAAGTTTGCAGATATGGCTTTACATGCGCTTTGCGACCCTGTAAAGCGTCAATCACACGCCAACCGGATTGTCCGACCGGCGTGCAACGGAGGGCCATATGGCTATTAACTTGAAGCGCACAGGCGGGCTTGCCGCCGATGGCGTTAAATTGATTGTGTACGGGATGGCCGGCGCTGGCAAGACCAGCCTCATTCCGACATTGCCGAACCCGATTGCGCTGTCTGCTGAAGGCGGGCTGTTGTCGATTAAAGATGCGGACGTGCCGTACATCGAGATTGGCAGCATTGCCGATCTGCACGATGCTTACCAATTCCTTGCCAGCAGTGCCGAGGCCAAGGCGTTCCAATCGGTGGCGCTGGATTCCATTTCGGAAGTTGCCGAAGTGGTGTTGAATGCCGAGTTGAAGGCCAACAAGGATGGCCGCGCCGCCTACGGTGAACTCAACACCAAGATGACAGAGTTGATCCGCGCCTTCCGCGACTTGCCCGGCAAGCATGTCTACATGTCTGCCAAGCTGGAAAAGTCGCAGGACGAGATGGGCAAGCTGCTGTTTAACCCAGCCATGCCCGGTAAGAGCCTAACGCAAGGCTTGCCGTATTTCACCGACCTTGTGCTGGCCCTGCGGGTTGAACGCGATTCCGAAGGCAACTCCCAGCGTGCGCTGATGTGCCATTCGGACGGCGTGTGGCAAGCCAAGGATCGTTCCGGCAAGCTGGATCAATGGGAAGCGCCAGACCTTGGCGCGTTGATTGGGAAGATTGGACAATGAGCAACGACGGAGGACATGCGTTTCCGGGCCAGCATGTGACGGGCATGAGCCTGCGCGACTGGTACGCGGGGCAGGCTTTGGCTGGCGTAATGGCCAACAGCCAATTGCTTAAAGTGCTGAACGATGAAGCCAACGAAAACGGCAACCGAAGCCCGAACGAAATTGCCAGTTTCTGCACAGGGATTGCACAAGCGATGCTTAATGTTTGGGAGCAAACGAGGTGACCACCCCCATTTACCAGCAATGGCTAAACGCCAAGGCCATCGAGGCCGCAGCCATCAAGACACGCCGTGACATTGAGGATGCACTGGTTGCAGAACTTGACGTGCCGGCTAACCTTGATGGCACCATGAAACGCGAGGTTCCGGGCTATGCCGTAAAGGTTGAAGGCCGGATCAATCGCAAGGTTGACTCTGAGAAACTGCAATTGCTTGCAGCCGAACACGGGTTGACCGAACACCTCTCCAGCTTGTTTCGCTGGAAGCCAGAACTTGCCCTTACGGCGTGGAAGGCAGCATCTCCCAACATCACCACGCCACTTCTTGACGCAATCACGGCGACACCGGGTCGCCCATCTTTCACCATTACGGAGGTTTGAACAATGGCATTTCTCGGAGAAACAATTGAAGCTGGTTCGCTGCCGGAAGGCCGCTCTTACGACCTGATCCCGGATGGCTGGTATAACGCCACCATCACGAAGGCCGAGGTTGGGCAGACCAAGAACGGCACCGGCACGAAGATTGACATTCGCTACGACATCACCGGCCCGACGCATCAAGGCCGCGTGATGTACGCCAGCGTCAATATCCGCAACCAGTCCACCAAGGCCGAGGAAATTGGCCGCCAGCAGTTGGGCGAGATCATGCGGGCGGTGGGCCTTGCGCGGCTTGAGGACAGCGACCAGCTTATTGGTGGTCAGGTGTCGATCAAGATCAAAATCAAGCAGCCGTCCGACAGCGACAAGGCCAACGGCTAGACCGAGGCCAAGAATGAGGTCGGTGGTTGGAAGTCCACGGGCGGCAGCGCACCGGTCATGCCATCTGCGCCTGCCGCAACTGCAAAGCCGCCTTGGGCTAAGTGATTTAAATGCCCGCCCGGCAGGGAGTACGCCGGGCGGGCTAATTGCAACGGAGGGTGCAATGGCAAAACTGCCGGAAACAATTTTAACCGATATTAGCGCCGTTTCAAGCCTGATTGATGCGCACCATGCGGCAAAGCCTGATCGGCCACGTCCGCACCTTGGTGCTTCAATGCTTGGCCACCACTGCGACCGGTGGTTGTGGCTATCGTTTCGCTGGGCATCGCGCGAGGAGTTTGAGGGCCGCATCCTGCGCCTGTTCCGCCGTGGGCATAGCGAGGAAGCCACCATCATTGCCGATCTACGCGCCATTGGCGTTGACGTGCGCGGCACACAGGCCCGCGTGGACTTTGGCGCGCATGTGTCAGGTTCAATTGACGGTGTAGCTGAGAGCGGCATTCCAGAGGCACCCAAGACGCCGCATCTGCTGGAGTTTAAAACGCACGCGCTCAAGAGTTTCAACGACCTGACGGCGAAGGGTGTGCGCGCCAGCAAGCCGATGCACTACACGCAGATGCAAGTCTATATGCACGGCATGAAGCTAACGCGGGCGCTGTACGTTGCTGTCTGCAAGGACGATGACCGCATTCACGCGGAGCGCGTTCGCTACGATAGAGAACACGCCGAACGCGCCATTGCACGGGGGCGGGCTATCACGCTGGCCGAACGTATGCCGCCGCCGATCAGCACCGATCCGACGTGGTATCAGTGCCGCTTCTGCCCGGCGCACGCGATGTGCCACAA